GCATGTACCTGCCAAGCGCCGGTGACCTGTTCACCCTGGACGGGCGCGAGTACGCCAACGACTACCGCCCCGAGTCCGAGCCCATCGGTGTGGCCGACACGGCTGTCAACGCTGTGCTCATGCGCCACGTCGAGCTGCTCATCCCCGACGCCGGTTACCGCGCGCTGTTCCTGCAGTGGGCCGCCTGGGTTGTGCGCAACCCTGGCAAGAAGGTCCTCTGGGCGGTGCTTGTCAAGGGCGTGGAGGGCGATGGCAAAAGTGTGCTCGGCTCCATGATCGCCCAAGCCATGGGCCACCTCAATGTCGGGATCATCAGCCCCGAGACCATGGCCGGGTCGAACTTCAACGACTGGGCCAAGGGGCGCTGCGTCAATGTGCTGGAGGAGATCAAGATCCCAGGCCACCGCCATGACGTGTACAACAAGATCAAGCCGCTGATCACCAACCCGCGCATCGAGGTGCATGGCAAGGGCAAGGCGTCCACGACGGTGATCAACACCACCAACTACATCGGCTTCACCAACCACGACGACGCGCTGCCTTTGGACGACAAGGACCGCCGCCACTTCGTGCTGTTCACACCCTGGCGCGACATCGGCGGCCTGCATGACGCCGTGGCGGCTCTTGGCCTGACGGTGGACCAGTACTGGGACCAGCTATGGGACCCCATCAAGAACCGGCCCGACGCCGTGCGCGGGTTCTTTGACTCCATCAACATCTCTGGCTTCAACCCGAACAGCCGTGCCCCATCCACGTCGTTCAAGAGCGACTTGGTGGCTGCAGGCGATCTGGACGACGCCGAGGGGCACGCCCGGTTCTGGGTGGAGGAGGGCTGCTTCGGGGTCAGTGGGATGGTTGTCAGTTCGGGTTGCTTGACCAAGCGTCTGGCTGAAATGGACCCACAGATCAAGATACACACCACCCGGGTGCGCAAGGTGCTGGCGAGCATGGGCTTCGACCAGGTCTCCGGGCAGGTCAAGTGGAAGGGCTATCCCCACCGGGTGTGGGTAGCAAGTCAGGTAACAAGGAGCGGCCAGCCTGTTACCTCCGACTGGATTCGCTCCGAGCTGGACAAAACGGACCTCGGTGGTGGGGAGGACTTCTTGAAATGAACACTCGTTACCTGCCCTGTTACCTTTCTTGTTACTACCTCTTTCTCCTCTGTAAACCACTTAAAGGTAACAAGGTAACAAGTAATAGCTATCCACATATAGAGAAGAAGAAATATAGGTCTAAAAATAAATGTTTATATAGGCCGGAGCGACTTGGAACGTGTTGTTACCGTTACCTGGTACCTGGTGGTCGGCATGCTTGAGCGCCACCTAGAACAGGCCATGGTCAAGGCGGCGAGGCAGGTCGGTGGTATGACCGAGAGCGCCATTGAGCGCAGGGTTTGCCAATACGCACAGTCCAAAGGCGCGCTTGCATTCAAGTGGGTCAGCCCGGGGACTCCTGGGGTCTGTGACCGCATCTTCATCTACACAAACCGCGTTTGGTTCATCGAGTTCAAACGCGCCGGTTTGAAGCCCACGCCACTCCAGGCGAAGCACCACCGCGACCTCACGGCGATGGGGATGTCCGTCTACGTGGTTGATTCCGTCCAACAAGGCCAAGAGGTAATAGACCATGAACTTTCAAAGTAGTCGAACTCGACACACCCCAAACCAGGTGGGCCAAGCAGATGGATTTACTTGGCTGTATGTGGACACCCCGTCCATGCCGCTGGCCGCCGCGAAGATAGATGACGCCGACGTTGATCGAGTTCTCGGGCTGCGCCAGCGCTGGCTTGCGCACGACAGCAGCGAGGGTGCTGGAGCTTGGGGCGTTTACGTTGTCGCTTCGGACAGGAAAACACGGCTTCATAGATTCTTGGCCGACTGCCCACGGGACATGGTTGTCGATCACGTCAACGGCGATACGTTGGACAACCGCCGCGCGAATCTTCGGATCATCACGCGGGCACAGAACAACCTGAACATGCGCAAGAAGGACACCAATACCAGCGGTATTACCGGAGTTTGGCTGGAGCAGCGTACAGGTCGATGGGTCGCTGAAATTACGAAAGGTGGGCAGAAACTACAGCTCGGATCGTTTGATAGCAAATGGGAAGCCGCCATAGCGTACAGAGCCGCAGCCAAGGCTTTGGGGTTTAGTGAGAGGCATGGACTGTGATGCGCTCTTTGAGTGACTTCCGCCCCTACCAGCACCAAGCGCTGGCGCATTGCACGAACCAGCGACGCAGCTATCTGGCGGCCAAAGCAGGCGCAGGCAAGACGGCCATCGCCTTGGCCCTCATGCGCCACGTGCTGTACGACACCTTTGAGACCGACCGCATTCTGGTGGTCGGCCCCAAGCGCGTGGTGGCTCAGTGGCCAACCGAGGCCAAGGGTTGGGACTTCGCAGGGCCCTTGCGGTTTCAGGTCTATGTGGGTGACCGGGCACACCGCGATCAGGCCCTTGCGGCTGACAGCGACGTGCTGTGCTGCTCTTTCGAGTTCTTCGCCGAACTGGTCGCCCGGTTCAAGGCCGCTGACTGGCCCTTCGGCCTTGTCATCTACGACGAGGCCAGCCGCTTGCGGCAAGGGGGCCGTAGGGGCTCTGTGGGCTGGAAGGCGATGAACAGCATAGCCCGTAAGACCAACGCGCGCATCCTGATGATGTCTGGAAGCCCACGTCCGGGTACAGCCCATGAGCTATTTGCACCCGTGGCGGTGCTGGACGGCGGTGAGCGCCTGGGCAAGACGTTGACCGCGTTTCGCACTGCCTACCTCGAGCCCCACAAGCAGAACCGCCACACGGGCCAGGTGTACTCATGGCGCTGCAGGCCGGGGATGGAAGCAGCCCTCTATGACCGCATCGCCGACCTGTACTTCGCCGTTGCACCCGACCTGGGGCTGGAGAGCGTTGTGGTGGACAGGCCTGTCACCCTGCCCGCCCGGGTCGAGCAGGGCATCAGGAAGCTGATGCGGGACCAAGTGCTGGATCTGGACGACCTGGAGCTCGTAGCGGCCAGCCAAGGCACCGTGGCGGGCAAAGTCCACCAGATGTGCCAAGGGTCAGTGTTTGAGGCCGATGGGCGGGTTGTGCATCTGCACGACGCCAAGCTGGACGAGTTGGCTGAGCTGATCGAAGAGGTCGACGCACCAATGATCGTCACGTACTGGTACAGCCATGAGCGCGAGAGGCTCATGGAGCGGTTCCCTGGCTTGGTGGACATCACGACCGAGCAGGGGCTTGAAGACGCCAAAGCGGGCAAGGTGCAGCTGGCCTTGTTGCACCCGGCCAGCGCCGCGCACGGCATCGACGGCCTGCAGTTCCACTTTGACTACCTGTGCTGGTTTGCCATACCGGCGAGCTTCGAGCTGTACGACCAGTGCAACAAGCGGATCGTGCGCAGCGGGCGCAAGGGCACAGCAACGATTTACCGAATCGTCGCCGCCAACGGCGTTGCCGATGGGCGAATGGTTGAGCGGCTTGCCGAGAAGGAAGCAGAGCAGGATGAATTCATCTCGTACCTGCAAGACCGGCAGGACAAAACACAAGGATGTGAAGCATGACCAAAGCACCTGATTTATCAGCGGAGTATGTACGCGCCCGCCTTAACTATGACCCGGACACCGGTGCATTTACCTGGAAGTCCAACACGCCAAACATGCAGCGATATGTCGGGAGGGCTGCGGGCACAAAACATTGCCAGGGCTACCGGGCTATCAACATAGATTGCTGGCCGTTCTTGGCGCACCGCCTGGCTTGGCTGATCACCTTCGGGGAGTGGCCGAAGCGGCATATCGACCACATCAATGGGGATCGGACTGACAACCGCCTGGCCAACCTGCGCGACGTACCACAGGATTGGAACAGCCAAAACCTGCGGAAGGCCAAGTCGAAAAGGCCAGGTGCTTTGCTCGGAGCGTACCCAACACAAAGAGGCGGTAAGCAGTGGCGGGCAATCATCCAGATTGACGGCCGGAGCACGACGCTTGGTTACTTCGACACAGAACAGGAGGCGCACTTGGCGTACCTGGCAGTGAAGCGCGAAGCCCACCCCGGTTGCGTCATTTAAGAGGAGGAAAGATGATGAACACAGACGACCAATGGCAAGACGGCGTTCCAAGCCCGGTTAACCCTTTGGGTTTGACCAGGGCAGAGCAGAAGAACCAAGAGATGCGTCGCCAGCTTGACGCGATGCCCCTCGGCGCAGGTGGCTTCGTGCGAGCCGACTACAAGCAAATCGGCGGCGAGCACTACAAGTCCAAGGCCATCCAGCCGTGGGCGGTGATTGAGTCCAACGGCATGGGCTTCTTCGATGGCAACGCACTCAAGTACCTGATGCGCTACCGCGAGAAGGGCGGCGTGCAGGACTTGCAGAAGGCAATCCACTACATCGAGAAGTTGATCGAGATGGAGCAGAGCAAATGATCCGCCCCAGCACAGACGGCGCGGCGGCCGTGAACACAGAGCTGCATTGGATTGACATCCGTGTCGCGCAACCCGGCAACGGCCAAAAGGTCTTGGTGATTGATCGCGCTGCTGGCGTGGCGCGCATCGACAACTACAACCCACGTAGCGGTATCACGCATTGGCAGGCTCTGCCGACGTGGGCAAAGGAGGGCGAGCATGTTGCCTGAGAAGACTGGCCTCAAGAAGCGCGTGTCCGATGCGTTGGAAGACGCCGAGCGCGCCCTGTCCATGGGCGAGTGCATGTTGGCAGCCGACATCGACAAGCGGCATTCAGCCGAAGTGTCGAGCGCGCTGCACAAGTTGATCCGGCAAGAGCTGGTGAAGGTCGTAAAAGGCCCGGCGACAAGCCAGAACGGCCCCAGGCTCGTTCGCAAGTACATCTGGGTGGGCAAGGTGGCAATCAAGGTCGAAAAGCGCCTGGAGGTCTCTGCAGACCCCTTGCGCATGTTGGGCGTATCAATTTTTAGGGGGTGAACGATGAGCTATGGCGATCACGATGTTGAGGCTTTTGACGACCTGGACCTGATGCAGATCCACGTCGCGGGGCAACCGGCCACTTGGGCTGGTATCACACGCCCGAACGGCGATGTGTATTTGCAAGGCGATGTGCATCCGCTAGGTAGTGCCACGGCGCTGATCAAGGCGGCCAAAGAGCACGTCCCATACGTGCCGGTGAGTGCTGTGCAAGTGCTGTTCCCGGCTGACTGGCTTGCGGGCGAGTGCCTGCATGACGAAGATCGGCTGCGTGTTATCCGCAACCTGTGCGCTTTTGTAAGGGGGCAGTGACCATGAGAGAGTTCGATGTTGGCAGCAGCGCGATTCGCCTTGGGATTTGGGCCAAACCCGGCGTGAGCGTGGAGGTTGAGTCACGGCATTACAGAACCGCTTTGATGAAGCTGTGCAGCGAGGCCATGGAATATCAGGCGGCCAAGCTACGGATGGTGCAGCCGAGCGAAAACACCAGGAGGTCTATTGCACGGCAGGCGCGCTTGGATAAGGCAGCGGAGCGTGAGTACGAGATTGCTAAAGGGCAGTTGGTGGCTAACGATAAAACGGTTCGGTGCCTGCTGGAGCTTGTGGCGGCGATACCCGTGAACGCGACCCCAAAAGAAAGCAAACTGGCCTTGGCGGATTTACATAAGAGGCTGCTGGCGACTATCGACGTACTCAGGAGGGACAAGTAAATGGCTGACAACACCGCAAAGAAACCACTGAAGCATTCTTACGAGATCTTCGCCCAGTGCCTGGCGCGAGGGATGACAAAAACGGATGCCTACAAAGAGGCCTATCCAAAAAGCAGGCTATGGACAGCCGCTTCTGCGACAAATAAAGCCAGTAATCTGGCTAACAATCCGGCTATCGTAGCCAGATTGGCAGAACTGCGCGTTCCGATCCTTCGCCAAATTGAGGCGAACACGGCAGGCTACGGCTTGCTTCAGGCTATGAACGAGGCTGCTGAAGCCCTCGAGATGGCACGTGAGACACGGCAGGCTGGCAGCATGGTAGCTGCGGTGCAGCTCCGGGCCAAGCTGAATGCCCTCTTAATCGAGCGCAAAGAGGTCAGCGTGACACAAATGGGCGACATGACTCCCACCGACAAGCAGTCCTTGCTGGACGCCGCGAGGCAGGCACTGGCTGAGAAGAAGGCACTGGCCTTGCAGACCGGCGAGGTCCAGGACGTTGAGCCTAAATGACACGAAGTTAGTGCTCACTCCAATACGATAACCATTATGTTAATAAGAAACGATGCAAAAGCGTCGCTTATTGGACAGGATGGTCGCATCGACGACAATCACTATGCCGAACAGCGCATTGTGCGGTGTTGGCCGCATCGCATAGTGCATTGCACAGTGAGTGTCGCCAGGTCGCGACAGGTGCCAAGCTGCCAGCGGCTGGGCTGCTCGGTGCCTAGGCTACCTGGCTCACCACCCACGCAGCCCGCTCGCCGTGCGCAGCCCACGGGGCACCCAGGCTGCCCGGCCGCGCGACCCCCACCCCCTCGGAAATCCCGGCCGGGCAAATCGAGGGTAGGGGGAGGTGGCCCCGACTTTTCAAAACGCACCCCCCGTATTTATATAGGGTACTTTCCACAGAAATCTGAAATGAGGACTTTCCAATGAGCCTAGCAAACCTCACCGAAAAACAGCTCGCCGCATTGATCGACCAGCTCCAGTACGAGGCCAAGCGAGAAGGCATGCGGCTGTACAAGCCATACGCCAAGCAGATGGAGTTCCACAACGCCACTAAGGACCACAGAGAGGTCTGCTTTGCGGCGGGCAACCAGATCGGCAAGACGTGGGCTGCCGCCAACGGCCTCGCGATCTGGCTCACCGGTGAGTACCCAGACTGGTGGCAGGGCAGGGTGTTCGACCACCCAGTCAACGCCTGGGCTATCGGCATCACCAGCGAGTCCACCCGCGACACCTTGCAGCGTTTGATCATGGGCCGCCCGGGTGAGTTCGGCACTGGCGCTATCCCCGCCGACTGCATCGTGAGCTACACGAGCTCGCGCGGGGTGAGCGATGCTCTCGACACGGTGATCGTGAAGCACAAGAACGGCGGTCACTCAACCCTCGGTTTCCGCTCGGCTGCGAAAGGCCGGGAGGCTCTGCAGGGCGAGTCCTTGCATATCGTGCAAGCCGATGAAGAAGGACCATTGGACGTGTACACGGAACTTTTGACGCGGACCCAGGCGCGCAAGGGGCTTGTGGCCATGACGTTCACACCGCTGCTCGGCATGAGCGACGTGGTCAAGCGGTTCTTTATGGAGAAGAACCCGGATCGCAAACTGGTCAATGCCACCATCGATGATGCAGAGCACTACAGTCCAGAGCAGCGCGCGAGCATCATCGCGGGCTACCCTGCCCATGAGCGCGACGCGCGGGCGAAGGGCATCCCGGTTCTTGGTTCCGGCAAGGTGTACCCGGTGGACGAGGAGTCGTATGTCTGCGACCCGTACCCGCTCGGCAAGCACCTCTTGAAGCTGGCGGCAATCGACTTCGGCATAAATCACCCGACAGCGGTGGTGTGGCTGGCCTGGGACAGGGACACGGACACCGTGATCGTTTATGACTCGATGCGGATCAAAGACACCAGCGTGGTGCTGCAAGCGCCGCTGATCGCGGCCAAGGGGAAGTGGATTCCCTGCTGCTATCCGCACGATGGCGACAACAGGGAGAAGGGCTCAGGGCGAACCCTGGCCGAGCAGTACCGTGAGCTGGGCGTGAACATGCTGCCCGAGCCTGTGAAGCACATGGACGGCGGCAACTCGGTGGAGGCCGGGATCAGCGATGTCCTGAACAGGATGCAAACGGGCAGGCTGAAGATCTTCTCGAACCAGTTGCAACTGGTCGAAGAGCTGCGTATGTACCACCGCAAGAACGGCTTAATCCACAAGGTTGACGAGGACTTAGCAGATGCCTTGCGTTATGGCGTGATGGGTATCCGCTTCGCAGCGAGTGAGCCCCGAGGCCTTCTCGGCCAGGTGCATCACGTCAACTTTGGGCCCCGCCGAGGTGGCTACTAGCCACCTCGCATATATGCGAGCCATTCCCTAATCCCCACCCGCTCTCCAGAATCGGACGCACCGCCATACCACGTGGTGCGTCCGCGCATTTGTGCGGACTCCAACAGGTCCGCCAATGACACCAATCGAGCAAGAACTAGCAGCAAAATTGCAATCGGGCGAGATCTCTCCCGACGATGCGCTGGCCGCTATCGAGCAGATGATGGCGGACCCGAACACGACTGACCCTGAAGCCATCGAGGCTCAGGAGAAACAAGCCGTGGAGGACCGCCGCCAACGCTTGTCGGCACTGGGCCACCGCCTGCACAGTGACGCACAGACCCAGGTAGGCCTGCGCCAGCTCACCGAGGAGCGTTGGTATCAGGACGTTCGCCAGTTCAATGGCCAGTATGACCCGGGCACCTTCAGCGACCAGGACCAGTACGGCTCACGGGTATTCGTGCCCCTGACACGCCGCCTGGTGAACCTGTGCGAGGCCCGGCTCTTTGACATGCTGTTCCCCAGCGACCAGCGTTTCTTTGTCACAGAGCCCACCCCGGTGCCCGACATGGACCTGGCCGACAAGCTCGCAGACCAGCTCCCCGCCGACCACCCCGTGCAGATGCCCGAGGGCCCTGCACTGCAGGCCGGTGCCATGCAGCAGGCCATCAAGCAGCTGATGGAGGAGGCCAAGACCCGCAACGACGCCATGCAGCGCGAGATTGACGACCAGCTCGCGGAGTGCCGCTTCGCCTCTGTCGCGCGGGACGTGATCCACGACGCAGTGCTCCTGGGCACGGGCGTCTTGAAGGGTCCATTCCCGATGATCAAAGCGGTCAAGCGCTGGACGGTGGACGCCCAAAGCGGCCAGCACGTCCTGTCTATCGAGCGCCGCGCGGTGCCGGTGACTGTGCGCGTGGACCTGTGGAATTTCTTCCCGGACATGAGCGCCACCACCATCGGTGACTGCGAGATCGTCTACGAGCGCCACTTCATGACCAAGCGGCAACTTGCCGACTTGCAGAACATGCCCGACGTGGACAAGGACGCACTGCGCGAGATCCTGGGCGCAGACCCATCCACGCCGACCAACAACTACCGCGAGCGGCTGCGCTCGATCAACGGTGCCAACGGCGCGCCCGACAAGCGCTACGAGATCTGGGAGTACCACGGCCCCATCAGCGCGCAGGACTTGAAGGACTGTGGCTGTGAGGTCGAAGACGACGACCCCCTGATCCAGTACACCGGCATCGTCTGGTTCAGCGAAGGCGTGGTCTTCAAGGCCGCCCTGAACCCGATGGACTCCGGCGAGCACCCTTACCGGGTGTTCAACTGGCAGAAAGACGAATCATCCATCTTCGGTTTCGGCCTGCCCTACGAGGTGCGCGACCAGCAGGTCTCAGCCAACTCAAGCTGGCGCGCCATGCAGGACAACATGGGCCTGTGCGTCAAGCCCCAGGTCATCCTGGACGAGAACAGCATCGAGCCGGTGAACGGTTCTTACGGCTTGGAACCAGGCAAGTTCTGGCGCAACAAGCGCCCCGGCAGCGACGCGCGCCAGGGCATTCAGTTCGTCCAGATCGACAGCCGCATGGGCGAGCTCCAGGCCATCTTCGCCGCGAGCAAACAGCTCATCGAAGAGGTGGGCACCATGCCCGGCTTCATGCAGGGTGCAGACGCCCCTGCCAAGATGCAGTCAGCCACTGAGGCAAGCATCGCGTGGACGGCCGCCAACCTGTGGGTGCGTCGCTGCATCCGCAACTGGGACGACGACATCACGGCACCGGTCATCACCGGCTACTACGACTACAACATGCAGTGGTCGGAGAAGGAAGACATCAAAGGCGACAGCAAAGTGCGGGCCCTGGGCATCGCCGCGCTGGCTGAGCTAGAGGGCCAGGCCGGGCGTATGCAGCAGCTCGCCAACGCCGCCTCTGCGATGGGCCTGCCCATGAGCACCCAGTACGCCATGCTGCGTGAGCTGAGCCGCAGCCTGAAGCTCGACCCTGACCGCTGGCTGCCCTCCGAGCAGGAGATCGCCAAGATGAAGGAGCAAGAGGCCAAGCAGGGTCCGAAGCCCGACATCGAGATGGAAAAGGTCAACGTGCAGCGCGAGGCGATCCAGTCCAAAGAGAAGATTGCAATCGCGAATAACGAACAACGTGACCGCGACTTGCAGCAGCGCGAGCGCAGCGACCAGAACCGCATGGAGCTGGAGCTGGCAGACACCGCTGCCAAGGAGCAGATCACCTACGCCGAGGCAGACCGCAAGTACACGGCCCTGGCCAACAACCAGGCGCAGGAGATTGCAGACCGCCAGGCCGCGCGTGACCACAAGGCCCAGATGCTCAACGCCGAGATGCAACTCAAGGCGCAACTGGGGAGCGGCGTATGAGCTGGAAAGAGCAGATCCAGACCAACAGCGCCACCTGGCACGGGCTGCAAGATTATGTGCGCGAACGCACAGCCGACCTCACCAGCGTCTGCGTGGCCCCGGAGTCCACGGAGGTGGACATTCGCCGCGCGCAGGCGTCCATTCTCGAACTGAACCGGCTGCTGTCGCTGCCCGCAATGATCCAGGCCGAGGGCCAGATTCGCGGCCAGATGGCCAAGCGCAAGGAGTATTAAATGGCCACCACCGACATCTTCAATCTGGGCAACATGGCCCAGTCCACCGACTGGACAGTGGACCCGAAGACGCAGACCGTCGCGGGCCAGCTCAACAGCGTGATCGCAAGCGACTCGCCGATCATGCAGCAAGCCCGTGCGCGGGCCGTGCAGACCATGAACAGCAGGGGGTTGTCCAACAGCTCCATGGCTGTGGGTGCTGCCGACTCGGCTGTGTACGACCAGGCCCTGAAGATCGCCACGCCGGACGCAGCCACTTTTGCGGACGCGGCCAAGACCAACGCGGGCGTGAAGAACACCTTCAACCTGCAGAACAACTCCCTCACCGGCCAGACCAATGCCCAGAACTGGGGTGCCCAGCAGGACTTTGGCCGCCAGACAGCGCGCGACGCTACACAGCAGGGCTTCACCCAGGCCAACATGAAACTGGCCCAGACCAATGACCTGGACAAGTTGAAAGTCAACCAGGGCTATACGCAGTCCAACATCAACCTGAACCAGACCAATGACCTGGCCAAGCTGAAGGCCAACCAGGGCTACACCCTGGACCAGTTGGCCGCGCAGTCTGGCTACGACATCAAGAAGCTGGGCGTGCAGGCCGAAGCGGCCAAGGACGTTGCCGACATCGAGGCCACCTACAAGAACATCACGCAGGGCAGCCAGTCGGCCACGCAGATCCTGAACAAGATGCAGGACTCGCTCAACGTGCTGATGGCCAACAAGGACATCACCGACGCGACCAAGCGCGACGCCATGGCTGCCGACATCAAGGCCAACGCCGCAGAGGCGCTGAACCTGGTGGGCGCGATGGCCACAGACCTTGACCTGAGTTCGTACATCGATTCCATCGGGCTGTAAGAGCATGCTCTTCAAGCACAAGCTCCTTGGCAGGCCTTACCGGTCAGACGGGTGGAGTAGCGGCAACTACGGCGGCTACACCACCGGCTCCGACAGCAACGCCACGACATACGAAACCGCCTCGTATGCGCAAAGCCAATACGAAAGCTCCAACGCCTCGGACGGCAGCGGCCTAGCGGAGAGGGTTGCGGCTGATCGCGCTGCAGCCGAGCAGGCAGCAGCCCAAGAGGCAGCTCGCGTCGCCGCCGCGCAGGAAGCCGCCCGTGTTGCAGCAGCCCAAGAGGCAGCTCGTATAGAGGCAGCCCGCGTGGAGGCAGAGCGTGTTGCAGCCGAGCAGGAAGCCGCGCGTATAGAGGCCGAGCGCGTCGCCACAGAGCAGGCCGAAAACAAGGCTTTGGTCGAGCGCCTGGGTGGTTGGGGCCCAGTGCCTGAAGGGGAAGCGGTAGCGGACCCGGGTGTCTTGAAAACTCAGGACACCCCCGTGGCCCAGGAAAAGACTGACAGCCTCGCCTCGCGCACGTTCAACCTGTCCACGTTGGGCTCGACCACCAAGGCAGCGCCTGGCAAACCCGGCGAGAGCCTGATGGCCAACGCGCAGTCCAAGATGGCAGTCGTTGACATGCCCGAGGCCGTGCGCCAGTCCAAAGAACAAGGCGTGCCGTTGAGCAGTCTGATTGGCGAGCCCAACCGCGCCCAACTCCAACGGCTGCAGGACATGGGCCTGGGCGACCTGGAGGGCGTCAATCCGAACAACCTCAGCGGCCAGAACGTGAACAACATGCTGGCCTCTGCAAAGACCGGCGACGTGATCGGGCGCGTGGGCAACTACGCAACCAACGCGGCGCTCGGCATGGTGCCCGGCGGCCAGTTCATTGGCGCGGGCATCCGTGCCTACGGCGCGATAGAGGGCGGCATGTCGCTTGAAGACGCGGCCAAGGCCACTGCTTCCGACCTGGCCATGGGCTGGCTCGGTGGCAAGGTCAACGGCGCGGTGGGCAAAGCACTTGGTCCCGACGGCCGAGCAGCGCTGGGTGCCTACAACCAGGCGGCCAGCTTGGCCAGTCTGGCCGGGTACAACCTGCCGGGCGCAAACGCGGGCAGCTATGTCACAGGTGCCGTGCGCGGTGCCCTTGGCCTGCCCACGCTGAGCGGAAAGCCCACGGGCCTGACCTCAGCCGATGGCGCATCCATAACCAGCCTGACCGGCGGATGGTCGTCCAGCAACGAGAGCAGCGGGCAGGGCGCAGCAGCGCCAGCCCCAGTGGCCGCACCCGCGCCAGCCCCGGCAGCCAACGTCGTGGACCTACTGACCAACATGCGCAGCAACTTCGACGGCGTGGGCCTCGGCCAGGCGATCCGTAGTGGCGCAGCCCAACGACAGAAATCAAGGAGAGCCTGATGGCATACACCTACAACCCCGACACCGGGTCCTATGAGTGGGAGAACGACAGCAACGCAGGCGAGGCGGCAGCACAAGAGGCTGCGGCCCAGGACACCGCCACACGCGGCGACGCCCCTTGGTGGTCCAGTATTGACACCGGCAGCTCCGCTGTCAATGAGGCCATCTCGATGGCGTTTGGCGGGGGCGGCGGCAAGCCCGGCGAGTCCAACATGGCGAATTCCGCCGCGTACACCGACTACAGCGGCGCGCCGACGGCACCGGACATCACGCCAACCGCCGAGACCAAGAAGTCGGACAAAGGCTTCTTTGACCGCATGATCGACAAAGCCTCTGACGGTGCTACGAAAGCCTGGGAGAAAGACCCCCTCAAGGTCATCGAGTTTCTCGGCAGCACGGTGGGCGGGGCCTACCTTGCGGACCAGAAACGCAAAGAGGCCGAAGCAAATCGCACCTCGCGCATTGCAGAGCAGAACAACGCAGCCGCCATCAAGCAAGCCGAGAACGACGCCTACAACGCCTCGTTCAGCGGCGTGCGCAAGCGCGCTCCGGTAGTCAACAAACCCCTCACACGCATGGACGGCAGTCGCGTATGGGGTGCCAACGGCAAGATGAACAGGGGATAAACATGGCCATGAACCCACAAGACAAGACGCTGCTGGAGAAGTACACGCAGGTCGCCAAGAAAATCATCTACGAGCCCAACCGCATGGGCAAGTTCATGAAGATGCTGGGCTCCAAAGACGGCGCGCTCACGGCGGTGCAGACCGTGGTGGCGGCCATCGAGAAGTTCAAACCGGTGCCTCCGCAGATCGCCCCATTGCTGGCCGTCAACAGCTACATGCTGATGGTGGACATCGCCCAGGAGGTGACCCAGGCCAAGCCCGACCCGGCCATCATCAAAGAGGTGATCGGCACCATCATGTCCACGGTCGGCGCGCCCCAGGCACCAGCCCCCGCGCCCGAAGGTCAGGGCATGCTGGCCCAGATGCAGGAGCAGGGCGAGCCCGCCGGTGACCCGGCCACGCCTGACAACACGACTGCGCACGAAGGCGCGGAGCCTGCTGCCATGGAGCAGCAAGAGGGCGCAGAGGAAGACCCCGCCGAAGAGGCAGGATTGCTTGCGCGTATGCAGCGCCGGGGAGTACCGGCATGAGCTTCTTCGCAGACCTGCTTGGCAATGCCGCGCTGTCTGGAGCGAAGATCGCCGGTGACCTGAGCGAGCAAGAGCAAGCCCTTGCCCGCCAGGAGAATGCGTCGCGCCTAGACCTCGAGCGCGCCAAGGCCGTTGAGGTGCTGCGCGAAGAGCGTGCCAAGGCTGCTGAGATCGCAAAGCGCGAGCGGCTGACGAGCCAGATGGCCAGCGTGGAGCAGCAGGCCCCGACCATCACGCGCGCACGCGAACTGGCATCTGCCCAGGGGCGCGCGCCCAGCGTGGACGGCAACGTGCTGGACGTCATCAAATCGCGACTGAGCCCCGAGCAGGTCGAGAAGTTCTACGGCGTTGACAACTCGCCCGTGGCCAAGATGGACGACAAGCTGTCCGTGGCACGCAAGGGCGGGATGTACGAGGCCGAGGACATGCTGTCGGCTGCGCGCAAGGAGACCGTCGCCTCGATGAAGGCGGCACTGGACGAGCGCAAGGCCGCAGCGAAGGAAGCCATGGACGCGGCCCGCTTTGAGCAGACCGAACGGAAGAACGACAACCAGTTCAACGCCCAGATGGCCGCCATCAGCGCGCGCTCCGCGAAGGGCGAAGGCGGCAAGGCCGCCAACGCCGTGGAAAAGCTCACCACCATGAAGGGTTTGGAGCTGCGCGAGATCGAGGCTATTGCCAGCCGCGTGAGCAAGCGCGACCTGCCGACCAACCCCGAATACATCGCCGCCCAGGATCGCCTCAAGCAGATCAACAAGATGCTGGCCACCCGCTGGGAGAAGGATGTCGATGGCGAGCCCGCCGCGCCGACCCCCGCACCCGGCAAGCCCGCTCCAGCCCCTGCGAAACCGTCCAGCGGTTACGCGGATGGGACATTGCTCAAAGGCCCAGGCGGCAAGACCTACATCGTAAAGAACGGCGTTCCAGTTCCACAATAAGGATGCCTCATGGCAAAAGTAGATTGGTCTCAATTCACACCGGTTGAGCCTGAAAAGGCCGCAGTGGATTGGTCGCAGTTCACCCCGGTGGCCGAAGCCCCGAAGGCCGAGCCCTCAATCCTGGACCGCGTAGGCGACGCCATGAACGCCGTGCGCGACTTCGCCACCGGAGCGGACAAGCGCGAGAGCGTGCTGCAAGGC